GTCAAGCAATATCATCGCAGGACAGGTACACCAAACCGCAGCACCCATCGTTCCATTAAATATATAGTTATCGTCATATACAATACGACCTGTTGCAGGATCAACAGTTGGTGCGTTTGTGCCATTAGCACCTGCACCTGGAATCCTTACCTTAATCCCTCTTATACGAAAAGCTCTCTGAGGAACAGAACTAAACTGTTCAGAACTTAATCTTAATGTTGAATATGCACAGTTTGGATATGTTCTTACATCATCTGATATTTCCTCCATCCTTGTAACAGAAAAAGTATCCTGTATTTCATCTGGATTACTATCGTCTGTGTCTCTTAAAACTCTTATTTTTGCCTGAGTGTAATTATTGGGAAGGTCAATACGATACTCTTTTGAATAAGGATCAGCACTTCTTCCTTTTATTGTGTCAGTTACTCTATCTACAAAATTGCCATTATTTATCTGCCTTTGAATTTTTAAAGTTACCTCTGTTCCTGAAATGTCACCATTATTTTCAAACTTTTGAAACGCTGCGAAAGTAATTGTTACTTCTACTGCATCTTTACCAAGAGTTATGTTTGGGCTGTCAACAGGACCAGGAGTACCAGTTTTTTTAATAGGGTTTGAATGTGTAGGTGTTATGCTAGTGCTTTGTTTTGTAAAAATGTTGTTATTAACATTACCCACAGCAGATTGATTACTAGTACCAAATCTAGGTTTAAAAGTTACATTTTGAAAACTAAAATCTGTATCTTGTAGGTTATTTAATTTATTAGTAAATTCTGTATTTGTCAGATCAGAAGAAACATTTAAAACTGGAGTGTTATTCAAAAATATGTCAGCTAAACAAGCCTTTCTATAATTAGAATCATTTCTTGCAATATTTCTTTTTGATGGAGTAGCAAAACCTTCAATTTCTCCTTCAGATAACAAGTCCTGTACTGTTGCAAATTCCTTACTATTTAAATTATCATCTGCTCTTACTGGATCTCTACTTCTTCCACCTTTTGCTCCTCTAATAATTTTTGACATAGTTTAATCCTCTTCTGCTACTATCTGATGTGTGTCTATTCCTGCTGAAATCACTACCGATCCAGTTACAATCTCTCCATAGCATAGAGGTATGCTGGTTCCAGCCCTTGAAGTGTTTTGTACTCCAGAAAAACTAAATGATATTCTAGGATCTTCTTCATTACTAAAATCTTGTGGTTTAGGGAGAGGAAATAACATTTCACTAACACCCATTAGAGTAAGACCAATACCTAAATTACCTGCAAATGCAGCAACACTAAATTTACCAGCAACAGTTGATCCAAAACCTAATCCACCACTAGCCATAAATCCTGCACCTCCAGAAGCAATAGCAACTCCAATTAATGCAACTCCAAGTAAAGTCTTACCTACACCTCCACCAGCACCACTAATAACAGGAACTATACTTACACCTTTGCTTCCAACAGGACTATGTATATCATCTTCAGATAACTCATAATTATTAGCGATAATTTTATAATATCTTTGATTCATGTGTGCTTCTAATCCTTCAAAATTAGTAATTAAAAATTTTATAGCATCAGCAGTAGTATTTATAACAGCATCTAACTCTTTGTGACCTACAAAGTCAGCTAAATCACCATAGAGTCTAACTTTTTTGAGCATAGCGATACCTCTTACCAGTACATTTTAACAACCATTCAGAGTAAGGCTCTTTACAAGATAGTCTATCTGCTAAATGATGTAAAACCATATCTCCAAGAAAAATAGCTACATGATTTAAAGTTGGATACATTATTGACATCAATAATACATCTCCTTTTTTACATGGTTCATCTGGTCTAAGTTCCCTAAAACCTGTACGCCAAGCATAATCTTCAAATAATGGATTAAATAAAAATTCATCAGCAGACATATTTCTTTCATAATCTTTTAAAATAATTCCTTTTTCTTCTTTATACCAATCAACTACTAAAGCCCAACAATCAGTAACACCCCAAACCCATTCACGACCAATCAAAGGTGCTTTGTATCCTGATGGTTCTAGATATGCCCATTTACCTGTTTCTGGATTAACAATATGCCACGGTAAATTACTTTTTTCACAATTAATTTTGTCTGCTTGACTTGGTTCTGGAGATGCTATTGGGTGACTATGAATTACAGCAGTTATTTCTCCTAAATTATCTGCTTTTACATAATCTTCTGGATTTAATATAAATTCTTGATGACTTGTAATAGCTAAATTTTGACACGGATAATATTTTTGTTTTCCTCTGATATTTAATAAAAGTCCTACAGATTCTTTAGGATTTTGGTCTTTCGCATGAACCAATGCGTCATCTTGCCAACTCATTGAAAAAACGTACCAATAGCAGGAAACAAAGCTCTAGTGCATTGTCTTTTAGGTAATCTGACACCAGCCAGATCACTAACCGCACTAAGTTCAAATTCTACTATATCTCTATTTTCTACTGATTTTCTGTCTACAATATAGATTTGTCTTTCAAATTCAGCACTGGGATCTGGTGTACCAAAAGGATTACTACCCCCACTAAAATTTGAAGCATCAAGAAACTGTGCCATCGTTGTAATCCTAGTTAAAACTGCCCCTGTTAAATCATTTCCAGCTTTACCATCCCTTCTATTAATTCTGTCTAATATTGCAGAAATAGTTCCTTTGGCATTACTAACAATAATTTTTGGTCTAGGGATCTGACCACGTTGATATGCAAAACCACTTGCTTCTACTGGAAATCTTGGATAAGTATCACCAGCCCATACAATATCACCATTACCATTTAAGTTTGTTCCAGAATGAAACCGTTCAGTATTTACTTCACCATGAAAATTATTATTTAACTCAAGGGAAAACAATTCAATAACAGAAAAAGGATTTAACTTTGATATATCAGCAAATACACTGCTAAAAGCAACATATCTAACATTATTATCGTAAACTACTTCTCCTATCTTACGAGCCCATTGTGGTTCGCTGTTACCAGTAGTACCTGCTTGTGTAACTCTAAAAAATAAACCCGTTACTGGGTTTGTAGGAGAAACTATTTCATTTAAAGATACAGAAGTACCTGCACTCCAAATAGTAGCAGCGGTCATGGTTCAAATACCTGTCTAAATGTTGCCTGTATTGTTGCTCTGTTTAAATATGGAATTGATTTAGACCAAGTTTCGCAGACAAATTTAGAGGAACTTGCTTCTCCTGGTGGAGTAAAATCAAAACTGGTAGTATCATTAGCTCTTGCATCAAGAAACGCTTCTATAGTATCTGCATCTGTTTCTGAAACATTAAAAGTAAA